CGGGCACCGCGATCTGCTGCATGATGCCGGCCTTGATCCGCACGCGCGACCACTCGATGGTGTCGTTGACCGCGAATTTGGCGGCTTGCTTGGCGGCCTCGGGGAAGCGCCGGATGGCATCTTCCAAGCCCTGAATGCCACTGCTGGAGACGACGATCATGCTGGCACTCGCACAACCATGACCGTCAGGAATCGGCCGTCAGCGGGCTCGACATCCTCCACGCGGAAGGTGCCATGGCCGGTGACGGTGAAGCGGCCATTGCGCGTCGGCGCGGCCACCTCGGTGGAGTCAACCACCAGGGAATTGATGTCCTCGCGGACTTTGGCGAAGCCTTGGCGGTCAAGGTCGCCGTGGTTGACCATCTCGCGCACGAGCCGCACTGTCGCGGGCACCGTGGTGGCACCCACGCCGGGCGGCGTGTATGTGGCACTCAGACCAAGCTCCGTGTGGAGCGTGGCCCGTGCGTCTGCGAGAAGGTCAGCCCAGGCCATTACTCACTGGCCTTGACTGGCGCTGGCTTGCCCACGATACCATCTGCCGCGAACGCTGCTGCATCCTCGGCGGTCAGGTAGCACAGTTCGCCGGGGCCAGCGCTGGTCTGCTTCGGTCCCCACACCACCGTGCCCTTGAGCACTCGCATGGGGACCAGCTTGGCCACTGCAGGGGTAGGTGCGGTGGCCATGGCTTACGCGACGACGCGCGCCTTCAGGCAAGCGTTGACCCGACCCATCACCATCATCGGTGCCGACTGGGTGAGCACCACGCGGGCGCTCGGTTCCGGGATCGTCCAGCTCTTGACGAACATCGACTGCGCTTGCAGCGACTCCATGTCGAGGATGGCACCGTAGCAGCGGGCACCCGCGATGGCAGCGGTGGCCACCAGCAGGACATCGCGCGGGTCCATCATGTTGACGGTGGTCGACTCGTCGGTGTCGTAGGCTTCGGCGTACACGTAGTATTGCCGCTGGCCGTCCGTGCCCTTGTACTGCAGGGGAGCGCCCGAGCCCGGCACGATGTCCAGGCCACCCAGGCGATCGGTGCCGCGGCGCAGATCCATCAGGGCCTGCACGTTGGTGTCCTTGCGGAAGGCAGTCCAGGCCGTCGTGCCCATGATGACCACATCGACCGGGTAACCCACGGCGTTGAACACCGTGGTGCTCCACGTTTCGAGGTTGTCCAGCGCGACGATGCCTGACTCACCCCAGCGCGAGCCCGAGCCCAGCGTGATGGTCTGACCGGCGGCGCGGCCGAAGTCGACCGTGGTCGTGGGGTACTCGTCACCGCTCAGGGTGATCGAGCCGTTGAGCATGGCCTGAGCAGCCATCCAGTTCCAGCGACGTTCCACCTGATCGCGGTGATCGGCCAGGTAGGCGGCCAGCAAGGCAGCTTCGCGGGCGGCCAGCGACAGCGAGCCACCGAACTGCTCACCCGGCTGACGTTCGAGCGTGCGGCGCGGGTTGAGGTTGTTCTTGACCTTGACGTAGGCCGGCTTGTGCTTGTTGACGGTGAAACCGCGCTCGCGCTGGGGCTTGCCCGCGACCGTTGGCATCACAAACGGGGCAATCTTGCGATCGACCGTCACGATGTCGAAGTCGACTTCTTCGGTGTCGAACAGGAATTCGCGCGTGAAGAAGTTGAGCCAGAAGCCCGGGACCGTGGGGCGCAACGTGCGGATGACTCCGCCCATCGCGTAGGTGCTGAAAAGATCGTGCGACATAGTGCTGTGCTCCTTGAATTAGGCCGCGCCGTAGGCCAGCTTCTTGACCTTGATGGCCGAGGTCGGGCCGAACGCGGCGAGCTTTTCAGCTTCGGTGTCGGTGTCGGCGTGCCAGGTGATCGCGTCCATGCTGAACTCGCCGGCCGTGATGACCTGGCAGGTGACATCACCGCTGGTGGCGTCGACCGCGTAAGCGGCCAGGGCCATGGCGACTTCTTCGCCGGTCGAGGCGCCCGGGTTGTGCTTCTTCAGCTTGCCACCCGTGGTGACGCGCCCGAGAGCTTGCAGATAGACGACAGTGCCCACGCCGCTGGCGATGACCGCCGTCTGCGTGATGATGTCTGAGGTGCCAGCCAGATCACCAGAGGGCGTGAAGCTCTCGGTGGCGTAGCTCGCGGCGACAGGGTAGGTCAAAGCCATGATGCGGCCTCCTTACTTGGTGACGAGCTTGCGGCCGGTCGCTTGCGCGAGCGAGGCCAGCATGAAGTCGGCAGCGGCCTTGGCTTTCGCCTCGGGCGTGTCGGGTTCGCTGGCGCCAGGGCCTTCGGGACCGACACCGGGCGTGCCGGCGGCGCGCATGGCGGCGGCGAGCGGGTCGGCGGCCGGCGCAGCCACGGGGGCAGCGGGAGCCGGCGCCTTCTCGGACACGGCCAGCAGGGCGACTGCATCGGCGGCGGGTTGGGTGGTGTTGAAGGCCAGGTGCTGCGCCAACTTGCCGCGGCCTTCGGCCTCGGGGCTGGACAGGATGGCCTGGATGCGGGCGCGCTCGGAAGCTGCGCCCTCGGCGGCGGTGGGATCGGGCATTTGAGCCTCCAAGTTGATTACGCCCGATTCCTCATCCTCGAGGTGGCCGGACAGGGATTCCAGAAACGCGGCAAACGCTTCCGGTGCCGGTGCCACGCTGTCCACCAGCCCGAGGGCCAGGGACTGCGGGGCATCGAACGAGGCGGCCTGCAGATCGGTGATGGCCTGCACGGGCTTGCCGCGCATCTCAGCGACGTAGGCACAGAAATTTGCGCTGGCGGTGTCGATGCGAGCCTGGAAAGCAGCGGCAACGTCGGCCGGCAGTGGGCCGAAGGGATTGCCATCAGCCTTGTGCGAGCCGGCGGCGAAGATCGTGACCTTCTCGCCTTCCATCTCCATCTCGCGGCTCATGTCCCAATGCATCATGATGGCGCCGATACTGCCGGCGCGGCCACTGGGGATGAGCACCACGCGGTCTGCTGCGCACGCCAGTGCGTAGCCGGCGCTCTGCGCGTTGGAGTCGACCATCGCCATGCTGGGAATCTTGGCCGCGGTCAGGGCTTCGCGGATGAACCGGCCAGTCTCGAAGCATCCGGCAGCTTCACCACCGTAGCTGTCCACGTCGAACACCACACCCTTTACACCGGGGTCTTGTGTGATCGCGGCCACCATGGCGGTGATGTACTTGTAGCCGGTGATGTAGCCGCCCCACGAGTAGTTGCAGCGGTTGATGAGCGAGCCGCGCACCGGCACGAAGGCAATGCCGTCAGCGAATGCATATGGGCGGTCGGGCTCGCCGGAGAACTGCACGCCGAAGATGGCGGCCATGTCGAGCGAGTGATCCCACGCTTCATCGCGCGGACGCGCCAGATCGGCGGCCACACCAGTGTAGTGCGGCGCGACCAGCACGGGCTCGGCGACGAATTGAGCAGGTTTCATTGGGGTGGTACTGTATCAGGCTTCGGGCCAGGTTTTGCAACGACTGGCGCGGCATATGGATCAGCCAGGCCAAGATCCGTGGCAACCTTGCGCTCGCGTGCACGTTGCTTGAGTGTCTTGCGCCAATCCTTGCCGAGCCGGGCATTCTCGTCCTCCAGCGTGGACAGGTTGGCGCCGAGGCGCGCGATAGCCGCGTCGGTCTCTTTGCCTTCGTCCACCTGGCCGCGTGCGGCACCAATCCACTCAGCCGCACAGAATGCCTCGCGCATCATCGGCTTGTAGAACAGCGAACGATCGGCGCCAGCC